AGTGCTTATCTTATAGATTTAAACCTCAAAGAGAGCGTTTTAAATGCAGAAATTTGGCAAGGCGAAGAATGGATAGAACTAAATGAGGAAGATATTGATTTTATTTACACTTACTTAAATGAGTTGTTAGAAGAAGAAATAGAATTGACAAAAAGGTATTATGAAGAAGAAAGATACGAGGAACAAACAACTTACTTTATAAGATAAATACAAATAAAATGACAAGAGAATTAACAAAGAATCAATTAATAAAAGTAAGTGGTGCAATACTATCAAGTTACATTAACAATCATTACTTAGAAGAAACAAAGCATTGTGGAGTATTTAGACAAAGCACAAAAAAGAATGTATCAAGAACACTTGAAGATTTATTAAAAATAGAGTTGGAATACTTTGATAATGTTTACGATATTGATGATAAAGAAGTAGGTGGTGCATTAGTTCAGACAAATCTAAAGTTTATAGATGAATTTTTAAAGTTTGATTTCAATGAGTTTAGTAAGTTACAAGAAGTATTTGTTGCATTTACAAAAGACCCAAAAAGATTAACAAGTATATCAGATAAAATATTAATAAAATCAGGTGCAAAAAAAATAAACAATTAAAACCAAAAAAAGATGAATAAACAAGAAATTAAAAGAGGAGATTATAATGCTTATTACCCAATAAGTGAATTAAAAATGGCAACAGTAAATAGAGATACTGTAATAAAACACGCTGAAAACTTTAAATCAAAATTAAATGATTACGGTTGGATGATGCCTATTGTTGTATCTTCACAAGGAGATGTTATAGAAGGTCATCATAGGATTGAATCAGCAAAGCTATTAAAACAAAAAACAATACCTGCTTATATTGTTTTTTGGATTGATACCAATAAAGAAAACGAGCATTTAGATTGTATTATAAACTTAAATAATGGAAACAAGGCTTGGACTAACGTAGATTATTTAAAAGCATTTGCAAAACAAAATGAACAATACAGTATTGTTTATGATGCTTATTTAAGATATAACAAACTCTTATCTGTTGGTAATATTATTAATTGCTTTTTCGGTCAATTTAGTTCTTCTAAATTTAAGAAAGGCAAGGCAAAAATTAAAAATATAAAATTAGCTTACTATTTACTTGAAAAGTTGTCTAATTTAGTTTTAAAACATACTAAATCCAGAATACAAGCATTTTCAATTAGGGAATTAATAAGTATTGCGTATAGTAAAGAAAACGTAGATTACAATGTTATGGATTACATACTATCAGAATACAATGAGATGGCTGAAATAAATCATCCTAAACTAACATCCATAACTGAATTTAAAAAGCACATACAAAACAAAATAACTATATATAGAAATATAAGAAACAATTAAATTATGTTAAGTAATCTAAAGTTAAAAGAAATAGTTTTTTGTAATTTAACTATAATCTATAAAAAAAACACTTATGAATTAAAAGAAGTGGTTTATAAAAATGTTAATGGTATGTTTTATAAAAAAAACTTGTTATCTAAATTAAATATATCAGAGCCAGTTAAAGTAATTGGGGTTGAAATTATTTCAAGATTAGGTTTTGAAAACAAAGCTAAAGGATTCACAGAGGTCAAAGCAAACGATGAAAAAAGAAATAAAATAACAGGAACTTATGAATAAAATATATAACGAAAACAATATATTAACAATGAGTAATATGGCTAAGGGCTCAATAGATTTAGTGATTACCTCTCCGCCTTATAATATAATAAGACCAAATTCAACCGATAGAGGGTATGACTTATATAAAGATGGAATGAGTAATGAAAAGTACATTGATTGGACTTTAGAGATATTTAAAGGATTTAATAAGGTTTTAAAGAAAGATGGAGTTGTTCTCTATAATATGAGTTACGGAACAGAAAACACTGAATTAATGAGTTTAGTTGTAGCTGATATTATCAGAAGAAGTGATTTCACTTTAGCGGATATTATTTTATGGAAGAAGCAAACTGCAACACCTAATAATGTATCTCATAATAAACTAACAAGAATTGTAGAATATGTTTATGTTTTTTGCAGAAAAGATGAAACAACAACATTTGTTTGCAATAAAAAAGAATTAAGCAAAAGGGATACAGGTCAGTCTATTTACGAAAATGTATTTAATTTTATTAGTTCAAAAAACAATGATGGTTCTACGGACTTAAACAAAGCCACATTTAGCACTGATTTTGTAAGAAAATTAACTAACATATATGCAAAGCCTAATAGTATAATTTACGACCCTTTTATGGGTACAGGTACTACTGCAATTGCTTGTCTTATAGATAATCATAAATACATAGGGAGTGAAATAAGTAAAGAACAATGCAAATATGCTGAAAAAAGAATAAAGCCTTTTGCATCACAATTAACAATGTTTTAAAAAACTAGAATTATGAGCAACAAAAGAACAGATTACAGTAAAACAGAAGCAAATAGAATGTTAAAAGAATTTCAATCACTTTCAGGTGTTGACCCTTTAATATATTCACAAAGACCTAGAGACGCATATTTTAGGGCATTACTTTACAAGGTGCTAATGGATTTCAATTTTATGAATGATAGGCAAATTGCAGAGTTCTTTTTTACTAAAGGAATTACAAGAACAAGGGTTGCTATATTTCACGCAGTTAGTAAAGTTGATGTTTATTATTTAAACTATTCAGACTTTAGAGATGTTTATGATGTTTATTTTGATGATAAAGCAGAAGAAAGTAGGGAATTAGAATACAAGCTAAAAAAGAGGTCAAAAGAAGCAAGTAAAAGAGCAAATCAAGAATTACCACAATTTACAAAAGATGAATTGTATTTTTTAGTACATAAATTACCACTAGGTAAAAGACAAGAAATATATGATTTAGTTTCTTTAAGGGTTAAATCTTGGGATTGGAAGTCTAAAGACAAATGTGAAATAATAGAAGGTTCTGATGGTATATCTTCAAGGGCTTATTAGTAATGATTATAAATAAGAAAAATAGTATGTCTTTTATTACAAATTGTCATTTTAAAAGCATTATATAATTATATTGTTATATTAAGTTTTATGTAATATCTACATAAAGTATTATCAAAATTGATTAGGTAATAAAAATACAATGATATAAATTTGGGCATACTATATTCTTACCTCAACCCTTGTTAATAAGTACTTATTTTTTTACATTTAAAATAGTTTATATTTATATAAATTATATTATATGCTTGAAAAGATTTACGCTTCACATAATAAATGGATTAATACAACTCTTAAATTCGGATGCTCTAAAGACGAAGCAGAAGATATTGTAGGTAATATGTACCTTATTATTGGAACGATGCTTAAAAAGGGTTTAAACATAGCTTACGGGGATGATGTTAATTACTATTACATCTACTTAACTTTAAAAACCTCATTCTTACAAATGAAAAAGAAACAAACAAAAGAAAATAGTGTGCCAATAGATTTAATTGTAGACTTACAATCATCAGAATATATTGATTTTGATTCAGCAAATGAAAAGGTTCTTGATGAACTTGACAAACTGCATTGGTATGATAGAAAAATATACAATTTAATTCAAGGAGAATACACAATTACAGAACTATCAAAAAAGACAAACATAACTTACCATAGTATTTACAATACTTATAGAAAAGTAAAAGCACATTTAAAAGAACAGTTATGAATGGAATAATAATAATAGTACTGTTAATTTTTATAGTTAAATCTATAAAATACTTTAGAGAATAAATTATGAAATTAGGTAACTTAATAGAACGAATTACATATTATACAGGTATAAAATACCTTGTAAAAAAGATATTTGGAAACGATTGTGGATGTGATGAAAGGCAAGAATCTTTAAATGATATTGAATTATGGTAGCAGAAGATATAACACTTTGGCAAGAAGCAAAGAAAAGAATTACAACTAAAATGGAACGCAAAGATTTTAGATTAATGTGTCTTTTGCATTCGAGATATTTTAACCATAAATATTCAGAACCTTGCACCTGTAATAAAGTTAGGCTTAGGCAATGGATTGAACAATTAGATAATAAATTAAAATAGATATGAATAAACATAAAATATTAGGTTTGTATGAATTTAAAGATAAATATCAAGTTATAGATTCATTAAGAGGTTATGTTCAGTTTCAAGGAACAAAAGAAGAATGTAAAAAATATATTGAAATAAATAAATAAATATGAAACCAAAGAAGCACACAGTAAACGAAAGATTGGCAAGGTTAGAAAAGATGACCTATAAATTAGCGTTAGAAGTTCATTCAATTGTTAAAGCAATAGAAGCAACACAAGAAGAAACATTAGAAGATGAAATAAAAACTAAAGATTAAAGTATTATATAGTTAGGGAATTATTAATAATTTTATTTAATTATGGAAGACAAAAGAAAAAACAACGGAGGACATAAATCTGCAGGTAGAAAATCAAAGTCAGAAGAAGTACAAATGATTGAAAGATTATCTCCATTAGAACCAAAGGCATTTGAAGCGTTAGAAAAAGGAATAGCGAACGGAGATTTTAAATACGTACAAATGTTTTATAATTACTATGCAGGTAAACCAAAAGAAACAAAAGACATTTCAATAACATCTGAACAACCTTTATTTGATTTATAAATGTTTCAAAGCACAACTGCAATAAAGAAGCTACACGCTCTTAAAAAGCGTAAGAAAGTAATACAAGGAGGTACGTCAGCGGGTAAAACTTTTGGCATACTTCCTATTCTTATTGATAGATGTATTAGAACACCTTTATTGGAAACAAGTGTTGTATCTGAATCAATACCACATTTAAGAAGAGGTGCAATGAAAGACTTCTTAAAAATAATGATTGCAACAGGTAGATATAGAGATGGTCAATGGAATAGGTCATCACTTAAATACACTTTTACAAATGGTTCTTATATAGAATTCTTTAGTGTAGAACAACCTGATAAATTAAGAGGTGCAAGAAGAAATGTATTGTATGTAAACGAAGCAAACAATATACCATTTGAAGCCTACAACCAATTAGCAATAAGAACATCAGGAGATATATGGATTGACTTTAATCCAACTGCAAACTTTTGGGCACATAAAGAAGTTGCATCTGAAGATGATGCTGATTTCATAACACTTACTTATTTAGACAACGAAGCATTACCTGCAACGATTGTAAAAGATATTGAATCTGCAAGAGATAAAGCAAAAGATTCTACCTATTGGCACAATTGGTGGCAAGTGTACGGACTTGGTAAAGTAGGTTCTTTAGATGGTGTTTGCTTAACAGGTTGGGAAGAAATAAAACTACCCGAAGAAGCAAGACTATTATGTTACGGAATGGATTTTGGTTATAGTAATGACCCAACAACGGTCATAGGTTTATACAAATACAATGATGCTTATATTTTTGATGAGGTGTTATTTCAAAAGAAACTATTAAATTCAGATATATCAAATCTATTTAAAGCAAATGATATAAATGGAATTGTGTATGCTGATAGTGCAGAACCAAAATCAATTGCAGAATTAAGAACATACGGTCACAAAGTATTGCCTTGTACAAAAGGTAAAGATTCAATTGTATATGGTATTAACTTAATAAACCAAAACAAAATCTACATAACAAATAGAAGTAAGAATTTAATAAAAGAATTACAGTCTTATAGTTGGATGAAAGACAGAGAGGGTAATACTATTAATAAACCAATTGATGCTTTTAACCATTGTATTGATGCTTGTAGATATGCCATTACTTCACAACTACAAACACCTAACAAGGGTAAATACTTTATTAGATAATGGATAATAGAGAAATGATTGCAACGGTTGAATGTTACATACATCATAGAACAAATAAAGAAATTAGAATAGCACCTATAAAAGCAAAGGATTTATTCCTACTTACAAAGGCTTATGAAAATTGTAAGTCTTTTTTTATAAAACATTAACAAAATAGTATTATATAAATATGAAGATTGAAATAAACGTACCTACAACATTAAATGAAATTACATTAGGACAATATCAGAAGTTTTTAAAGATAGCTGAAAACAATCCTGATGGCAATTTCTTGGATGCAAAGATGATTGAAATATTTTGTGGTATTCCTTTATCTGATAGTTACAAATTAAAGATGAGTAGCGTTACTGCAATCATTGATATACTAAATGAATTGTTAGAATCTAAACCAAAACACATTGAAAGGTTTACAATGAATGGTAAAGAATACGGTTTTATTCCTGACTTAAACGAAATGAGTTTAGGAGAATATATTGACCTTGATAATAATGCAAGTAAGTGGGAACAGATGCACGTTGCAATGAACGTACTTTATAGACCGATTAAGGATAGTAAAGTAGGAAAATATAATATTATAGATTATGATGTAAGTAATTCAGAGAAGATGCAGAATATGCCTTTAGGGTGTGCAATAGGTAGCCTTTTTTTTTTCTACAATTTAGGGATGGAGTTGTCGAAGCATACGATTCTTTATTCCAACAATCAGCAGGAGATGGAGGATATTCAAGGTCAGCTAATTTCGCTTCCAAATGGGGGTGGTATCAATCAATTTACGGAATCGCTAACGGAGATATTACAAAATTTGAAGATATCACTAAATTAAATATACATCAATGTTTTACAATGCTTTCTTTTATGAAAGAAAAAGCAGAGTTAGAAGCACAAAATATTAAAAACAAATTCTAATGAAAGGATTTTATCAAGTAACTGAAACAATAAAGAATCAACTATTATCAGACCCTAATGTAAATACAGTTACGACAGGAGATATAACAAAGATTGATTTAAGCAAACAAACAATGTTTCCTTTATCACATATTATTGTTGGTAACGTAGGTAATGAAGATAATATATTACGTTTTAGTTTATCGGTTTTAGCAATGGATATTGTAAACGTTTCAAAAGAAGAAGTTGTAGATATATTTGTAGGCAATAACAACGAACAAGATATTTTAAACACACAATTAGCAGTACTTAATAAATTAGTGCAAGTTTTAAGAGGTGGAACGTTACATCAAGATTTATATCAGTTAGATGGCACACCAAGTTTTGAACCCTTTTATGATAGGTTTGAAAACGAAATGGCTGGTTGGGCATTAACTTTTGATGTGTTAATACCAAATGATATTTCAATATGTTAAAAAATGTACAAGCAGAATTAAATGCTTTTGCTAAATATGTAATCAGCCAATCAAGGGCAAATTTAACAAAGGCTAAAAAAGGCGGTGGTAGTTTATACAAAAGTTTAGATTCAAATATTAATGTTTCTAAAAATAGTTTTTCTCTTGAGTTTATAATGGAGGATTACGGTATATTTCAAGACAAAGGTGTAAAAGGTAAAGACCCATCAAAGGTCTCCCCAAATGCAAAGATAACAGGTCAACAAGCACCTAATAGTAAATATAAATTTGGAAGTGGTAAAACGGGTAATTATAGAGGTTTTGTTTTAAGCATTGAAAAATGGGCAAAGAAAAAGAATATAAGATTAAGAGATAAGAAAGGTAAATTCACAAAAGGTAATTATAAAACTATTGCACACATTATAGCGGGTAATATTTATAATAGAGGTATAAAACCAAGTCTATTTTTTACTAAACCATTTGAGAAAGCATTTAGGAATTTAGATAAAGACATTGTGAAAGCATTTAGGTTAGATGTTGAAGCATTATTAGAAACAACAGTAAAGGATAATTTAAAGAAATAAACAATGGCAATCAATACAAGAAGTCCATATTACGTAAGTACTTCAATAGCAAATACATATTATACTACTTTAGATATTTATATTTGGGAGGGTTCTGTTATTTCAACAACA